CGTTTAACCATTATTTCTTCTTCTTTTTTTTTTTCTTCTTTTTTTTAGTGTGATAAGGCATTATTTTTTTTTCTTGGTTTTCTTTTTTTTCTTCATAATTGCTTTTTGCAAAGCCATTGGAAGTTTTTTTTGTTTTGCAGTTAGTTTCATATTTTATTCTTTTCTAAATCATTTGGTAGGCAAGGATATATCATAAATGATTGCAGTTCGTTTAAACAACCTACCTAATGACTATGAATAAATGTTTAAATTCATTCGTCTTTGGTGTCAATAATATCTTTAATATTTCTTAATTTAGGCAAATGATCTCTTATGCTAATCTTCTTATATTTAATTATATTACTACTAGTATTACTAGTATTTAATTTATTTAATTTACTTAATTGTTCAGTGGAAGGTTTTATGGTTACTTTATGGTCACTTTGCTTCTCTAAAGATTGATATTTGTCATATTTTACAATGGCATATATACCAAGACGTTTGGTCAATCTATGAGTTAGATTATGGTTGCTTTTTAACCTTCTAATTATGGATTTTACCTGTGTTTTTGTGATATTGAATCTTTTAGCCAAATCACGTTCTGCTATACAAACCTCACCTCTATTCAAAAATATCTGTTTTCCTCTGTATGTTACTGTAGTGGGTTCATGCGAAGCCATAGCCATTAAATAGATAAATACTGATATATCTTGCTGGTTTTTAAAATCTGAAGAATTAAATATTTTTCTATGTAATAATACAAATCCGTTTTTACTATTCATTATTCCCTTCCTTAAAATAATCAGTTGATTCGGAAAATTCTTTTACCTTTTTGCATGGCGAATGTAAACATAACTGATAAGCAAATTGCATTGGATTCGTTAAATTGTTTTGTCGCCAAAATTCTCTCTCATTCATAGTATGTTGATGCTGATGACATTGAAAACAAAGCGGTACACAGTATCGGTCATCTTTGACAGACATACCGATATTCCCAGAAGGTAGATGTCTGATATGTGCTATTTGCACCTCACTATTACCACAGCTTATACAACAGTGATTTATTGCTACCCACTCTAAATGTTTTCTTGATTTTACTAGTTTGTTTTTTGTTCTCATTTTGTTCAGGTGTAGCTACCCTCGGAAGGCAAGAGAATAGCTACAATTATAGCTAATACTTATAAGTTGCATAAAAGCAACACTAAAAAAAAAACAACTAATTGGTTAAAATAACTATTGCAATAAATTAACCATGTGGTAGAAATAATTATGAAACAAACTAAGGAAGGTACAATGAAAATAAGAACTAAAAATATAAAAACTTGGGATGCTTGGAATTTTCAAGTTATGATTAATGGTAAGAAGTTTCCATTAAGTAGAGGAGAGTTCTATAACACTAATAAAGATAATTACAAAGATGCAAGACAACAAGCTATCACTTGGGGTGTTGCAGAATGGCAAGGACAATTTGTTTCAAGAGGTGGTATTATTTACAAGTCAAAAGAACATTACGATAAAGAAATGGAAGGTAAATAATGGGTGCTTTAATATTTGTAAGTGTATTTATAATACTGTGTCTTACTCTAGCGGCTGTCGTTGAGTATTATGAAAAATAAAGAACTACAACATTTAAAAGACTCATATCGTAAATATTATGTTGAAGTTCTTATTAAAGAAAACAATAGAGGATATACTACATACTTTGAGAAAAATAAGTTAGAGTGGTATAGAAAACAAATAAGGGAAGGAGAAAACAATGGAAGCAAAACTAAACTATAATTTAACTTACGCAGAAAAGTTAATGACTTCAGATGCTTTAGAAAAATATGTAGAGCACCTTGAAGATGAAGGCTTAAAAAGTAACCATGAGGTTATTTCTAAATTTAAAAAAATAATAACAAAACTAAGGGAAGGAGTAAATCAATGAAAGCAATAACTGTAATCCTATGTTTAGGAATACTTGTATTAGTAACTGCTTGTTCTTACAATCCTAAGACAGCAGATACTTACAAAATACTCTTGGGTAAAAAATGCACCCAAGATTCAAAAAAATTCTCATATGTCTGGCTACATACAATTTTTGGCCCAGACCAAGTAAGGAAGGAGTGGTGTAAATAATGAAACACTGGAAGGCACTTTTTGTATGTATATTATTAACTAATTGTGCATCATACAAACCAATCGTTGATACTGCTGGAAGAAGCGGTACATTTAACGAAAACAAAGCAGATCAAATATCAAATGATTTGCAACACTGCGAATATCAAGCCAAGAAACATACTAAAGGTATCGTAGAAGCATCTAAAAAAGGATATAACTTTTTAATAAGACCAAAGTTATTATGGTTATCTCCAAAAGCAAAAGACAAGTATAAAATAATAACTGATAACTGTTTGACGAATCGTGGTCATAGCGTGTTATCAAAATAGGAAGGTAATATGAATAAACATCAAATACAAAGTCTAAAAGATTTAGTTAAATCTTATAGCTATTGTGCGAAGAATGGATCGTTAGATAAAATTTTACATATATCTGATAATTCATATTTGTTTAACATATTAAACAATATAGACTTTAAATTAAACAAAGAAGAAAAGGAAGGACAAGATGACAGAGAAGGAAATCAATGAAACAATAGCAAATAACTTATGGACAATAAGAAACAATACTTACAAAGTTGTTCAAGTTAAAGATAAGTTAAGAAAAAAACGTCTGACTCAAACTCAAATAGGAGATGCAATAAACGTTACATTTCAACAAATACAAAAGTTTGAAAAAGGCAAAAACAATATTGGTTCTGCAAAATTAAAAATACTTGCTGATTATTTTAATATACCCGTAGGTAATATGTACGAACCCATAACAACTTACTATAAAGAGATAAGAGAGGACGCATGAAGGGATTTATTATGTGGTGCTGGATTATAAGTTGTTTACTTGTATTCCAAATCTTTTTAACAATCTTGCTACACGCAATACACTAAAGGGAAAACATGAAAGAGTATAAACTATATAATGGTGAAATTATTTTACATTTTGATCGTGCAAAACATAAATATTTTAAAGATGGTCAATCTGTAAATAATATGACATCAATTACAGGTATCATTACAAATAAAGATGCTATGGTAGGCTGGGCGGCTAAAAGATGTAAACTACAATTTCTTGAAATGATATTACCTAATACTTCTTACAGCTTAGAAGAATTAGATGGTATAGCAAAAGAAATACAATCAGCACCAAGAAAGAATAAAGAGTCTGCTGGTGATGTAGGTACTGCGGTTCATAATTACATTGAAGATCATTTAACTTATGATGTAATACCTAAGATTGACCATAAGGAAGAAGCCCACGCATTTAATGGTTATTTACAATGGTATAATGAGCAAGGCAAAGACCTTGAAATTGTTTCTTTAGAAAGAAAAGTTTATTCTAAAAAACATAATTATACTGGTACGACAGATGCCTTATTTAAAGATAAAAATGGTGATTATATTATATATGATTGGAAAACATCAAGTGGTATATATCATGGTTATTTATTACAAGAAACGGGATATGCTATGGCATTAGAGGAAGAACTTGGAATACAAATCAAAAAAGGTGTTGTAGCTAATTTTCCTAAAAAAGGTAAAACGAAATTGTGCGAGTTTGATATAGACTCAACAATGCGAGATAATTTTTTATCTTGTTTAAAACTATATCTAATGCAAGAGAGGAAGGTCTAAATGCCTAGAATACAAGGTAAAATAAATAAACTATACGATAACAGATTTAAAGATGGACAGAAAGTTACTTATCCATATTACAAATTGTTTATTGATAGTGATGAAGTTAGAATCTATACAGATCAAAATATAGATTTTGCAGAAGGTGATGTAGTCGGTCTGACTTACGCTGTAAGTAAAAAAAATAATTGGTATGTTCCTAAAAACCCAAATGGTGGGTTCTCAATTAATAAGATTGAAAACTCAATGCCAGATGATGAACTGCCTAAATCAGAAAAAGAATGGTTGGCACAACCTGTTGAACAACCAACTGATTTTACACCCATGCAATATAACAAAGATGGTATTATGGACAAAAAAGGTTTAACTATATTTGTTCAGGGTATGCTTCAAGCTGGTATTAAAGCAGATCAAATAAAGGTTTCTGATAAACAGGGGTTAGAGTTAGTAACAACTGATTTAATTGATCTTTACAAAACGATAACAAAATAATATTAGAATTAGTAGTGCCAAGTTTTGTTACATATATCCTTTCGTTTATATATGTTCTTCCCCAAGTTTGTTTAGCTTGGCACTACAACTCTTGATTTTATTAAAAAAAAATGCTAACGATATTTTATGGTAACAAAGCAATATCAGTTTGATGCACAGATAACTTTTGAATGTGATTATCCTGATCTTGCAACTGCCATGAAAGCTGATGCACCAACAAACTTTGATAAGTATGAGTTGGTTAATGTTAAGTTGGTCAAAAGCCTAACTAAAAACAAAGGTGAAACAAATGCAAACAATGTTTCAGCTTCAACAAAAGGTTAATGAATTATTAGCCTTATACGCTTCTAAAGGTGAATACACTGTAGATTGCGTAACAGTAGAGCAAGAATTACAAAATGCTCTTAAACAGTTGAAGCAAGAAAAATTAAATATTCCAGTATATTATTAAACTGGAACTAAACTAAAAATTGAGGGAAGGTATATGGAATCTATCGCTTTAAAAAACCCAGAAGAAATATTAAAAAAATTAAATGAATTATCAGATGAAATGGCTGAATCTAGATACAAATATAATTTGTTAGATAGTCATACAAAAGTTATTTTTTCTAAGTTATGTTTACAAGCTAAAAGAGAATATAATTGCTCTATGTCTGAAGCAGAAAAACACGCATTTATTCAACAAACATATAAATTACATCTTGAGGGTTTAGCTACTGCATCATCTGAGTATGAAAGAATCAAAGCTAAATTTAACAATTATTGTTCTTATGTAGAATATATGAGGAGTTATCTATCATGCCAAAAACATCTAAACTAGATGATCGTGGAGAAAATGATCTTGAAAGAGTCATTGAAGAACAGCGTAATCATATTATTGTTTTAGAAAAACTGTTAGACAATTGTAAGGAAGAAAAAGATATACTTAAAAAGCAAATCAAACTATTACAAAATAGTATTAGAAAATGGAAAAACACATTTACCCAAAAGGCAAACTAAACATGGAGAGTTATAATGATAGAGTTAAAAACTATATTAACTATGCTGAAAAAAGGTTTGAAGAATATTGTACTGAAAAAGGTTATGCGTACAAAAAACTTCTTCTTAACGCAGACGAAAACTTATTTGAATCACCTATACCGCATTGGGGCAAACTTGGTATCATGGTGGCACAAGCGGATTATTTTTGCTACAACCAAAATCGTCAATTTTATGCAGAGATTAAAGCAAGTAATAAAATCAAAATTAAAGATTTAAAAAAATATTGTGCTTGGGAAATGATGATGTGTGATCCTAAGTACACACAATATTATATTTGTTTTTGTTTCAATGATAAACTAATTATTAAAACCATAAGTCAAATTATGGAACTACTCCCTAAAGCAGAAATTAAATCATACCATGAAGGCAACAAGTATTTCGTTATTCCTCTTTAGTGTACTGTATTACAAATTCTAGGATTAGTAGGATCTGTAAATTTAATTTTTTCTAATTCGTATTCCATACCTAGTATTTCATATTTGCTATTTGACTGAAGTGAGTTTACAAAGTTTTTAGTAGCTTCTAAGCTATCAGTATCTTCTAATGTAAAAGCGGTAAATTCATTTTTAAAAGTTGAAAGATCCTTATAAGCCATAACTACTGTGACTTGTAAGTATTTCATTTTTTACCACCCCTGAATATTTGCGTTCCCTTTATTCCAAAAATACTCGCAACAACAAGAATCCAAAGATTAGTGAACCATGATGGTAAGGTAGAAAAATACTCAAAGAATAATTTTACTTTCTCCATAGCTTCAGGATCATCTGATAATACTGCCCAAGCTAAAACTAAGATCGGGATCGTTAATATAACCAAGACGAATTCGTCTTTCCAGTCTGATTGTCTAGCTTCTAAAAGTTTACCTTGATACTCAGCTTCACCACTTGCCATCTTTTGTGCGTGACGCATCTGTGCATCTGCCATAAGCATTTTAGTTTCTTGTTTTTTCCTGAATATATGCGATCCAGCTTGTATCGCTATTTTAGCCGCACTAAGCCACATAAGTAGTTCTCCTTTTGTTCTTATTTAGCCCATAGACCCACTAAATTTTAACGAATCTGCCTTACCATGACCTAGATAGCCAATTTAAGATTTATACCCCTTAAAAAGGCTTTATTTTTGATTTAGATAAGATTTCAACAACTCTAGGTAGTGAATAGCCTTATCTATATCTTCTAACTGTTTATCTAAGCTATCATGCTTAAATTTCCAGCGTGTAATATATTTTATAGCATTACCGCTACACCAATCCAAATTATTTTTTACTATGTATTCACTTGGCTGTATGGATAAGTTTTTGTAATGTTGTCCGCCTATTTGTTTATTTTTAGGATTCACTTTTCCTCATAATATCTGCTAATTTCTGGCATCTGCTTTTAGTTTGTTTATACCATCTACTATTAATCATTTCGTCACCAGCAGTTTTATAATCTTGTTCTTGTAATGCTTTTATCATATTTTGAAATTTATTAACATTTCCAATACCTAGTTGAAATACCATTTCTATAATTACTTGTTTTGCTTCATCATTAATAATTAGTGCATTTGACTTACAAAAATAATCAGCATTATTAACTGCTTCTTGAAAATCATCTTCAAATAATTCATCTAACATTTCTGTAGGGTATTTTTTATTGGGTTCAAATTTATCTTTATAAGTTACAAGATGTCCATATCCAATAGTGGCTTTACCCAAACTATCTTCATAAACAGTATCACGAAAACCCTCGTGTGCTTTTATTCTAAATTTTAATCCTTCTAAGTTCATACTAGCTTCCTAATCCATTTACCTTTTTTATCAAGTACCATTGGTACTAGTTTAGGTTGAGAATCTATGACCATACCACAACCCATAATAAACTTAGTTTTAAAGTTTTTAGCATAATGAAAAGCCATATTGGTTTGTTCTATTAAACAACCTACTTGCATACCCCACATTAACGCATCACTGTTTGCCCAATACTCAATTTTAAATTTACTGTGAAAATGACCTTGCACTACGCACTGTGAATTTATCTGTGATACTTTTGCTACATCTGCACTGATACCATGAGTAAATAAACATCTTTGACCATTAGGCATGGTTAATGTATGATTATCAACCCATTTCCATTTTTTAACATTTAAAAAATCATTATACTCTCTTAAAAATCCTCTTGGTATTCCATGCTTAATACCTTTTCTGTAAATTAAACTAGAATGATTTGAGTCTAATAAGATCATCTCAGGAAATATGTTTTCTAATTCTTTGATATATTCTTTAGCTAAACTTAGTTCCATACCCGCAGAAGGTAAATCTGGATTCGTATCATGGAATGATAAAGCATGGCAATCAATCTCATCACCAATATTAATTACTGTATCTGGTTTGTATTGTTTTTTTATTTCTTTAAGAAAATCAAATGAGTCTTTTCTGTGATATGGAATGTGTAAGTCACTA